ATGAGGCAGACCCAAAAGCGCCTACCGCAGACTCCAACGCTTAAAGTGGTTGTTGGAGGGTGGTGAGCGGCATGAAGCCTTTGATTACCCTGATGAACAATGGTATTACTACACAATGGCAGAACGATTTGGTTGGACACCAGACCAAGTAGATAACCTGCCAGCAGAAACAGCAGATTGGTTAATGGCAATAGCGGCAACCGTGGATAGAGTGAAGGCAGAACAGGCGGCAAAGTAATGGCTGGTTCAGTAAGAATTACCAACCTTGCGCAAGTCCTTGCCGGTTTTCAAGCCACGGAAGATCAATTAGAAAGAGCCGCACAATACGCAATAACTATTACAGGTTTAGCAGTAGAGCGGCAAGCAAAACAAAATGCTAATACCGGTACACACGCTAAGGGTCAGCCCCGCAGTGGTGGTCCCGGTCCAAATGTTGTTACTGGTAACTTGCGTAGATCCATTACAACAAGTGCGCGTTATGGATTTGGCACATACATTGCAGAAGTAAGCGCAACAATGTCTTATGCAAGAGCCGTTGAATTAGGCTCCCCGCAATGGAAATCCGGCGTAAAATACCCTTATCTTGGTCCTGCCGCGCAGAGCCTTAAAGATAACGGAACATTGTCACGCACATTCATTGGCGCGTTTACTATGAAGTTAAGGGGATAAAGATGGCATCAGCAATCCCACCAATTTTAGTTCAACTGCAAGCAGATGTAAGCCAACTAAAAGCAGGATTAGCCCAAGCAGAACAGGCTATTAAAGGCGTTGATGATCAGGTAAAAGTAGCCGGCAACGGCATGAATAAATTTAGTACCCAAATGAAAGGCATGGCAACAAGCATAGGGCTTGCATTTGGTGGTGCGCAGATTGCCATGTTTGCTAAAGACTCTGTTATGGCGGCTTCAAATCTTAATGAAGCAATGTCTAAAGTTGGGGTTGTATTTGGGGAAAACGCAAAACAAATTGAAACATGGGCTAACGGCGCAACAGCCAATTTTGGTATGTCAGAGCGCGCCGCACTTACATCAGTTGGTACTTTTGGTAACTTGTTTAGTGCTTTTGGTTTAGGTGAAGAAGATACTAAAAAGTTTTCTACATCATTAACTGAACTTGCCGTGGACATGGCTTCATTCAATGACATGTCAGTAGATGACGCACTAAACGCTTTGCGTTCTGGTTTATCTGGTGAAACAGAACCTATGAAAAAGTTTGGTTCAGTTCTTTCTGAAACACGCTTGAAAACTGAAGCACTAACCCTTGGACTTATTAAAAACACTAAAGAAGCGTTAGATCCTGCGGCTAAGGCACAAGCGGCTTACTCCTTAATTATGAAGGACACAGCAGTACAGCAAGGCGATTATGACCGTACAGCAGGTGGCACAGCAAACACTATGCGCCGTGTTGCCGCAGAAATGGATAACGCTAAAGTTGCTATTGGTCAAGGATTGTTACCAATCTTTGATGGTTTACTTAAAGTATTAGAAAAAGGTATTGTCCCTGCACTTAAAAAATTAGGTGACTTCTTAAAAAATAATCAAGATCTTATTATTTCATTAGGCATTGGTTTAGGAGTTGCTACTGCCGCTTTCTTAACATACAAGGCTATTGTTATTGCTTCTACTACTGCTTCTAAATTGTTTGCAGTAGCGCAAGTGCTTTTAAGCGGTGGGCAACTTGCTTCTATTGCATCTACAAATACTCTTGCCGCATCTATTCTGCGCCTTAATGCAGTAATGCGCAATAATCCTATTGGCTTGGTTGTTACAGCCGTTGCTTTACTTGTAGCGGGATTTGTTATGCTATGGAAAAAAAGCGATACATTTAGAAACGCTGTTATTTCTATGGCTAAAGTTGCGCTTACTGCTTTTGCTTCAATCATTCCTATGGTTGGCAAAGTTTATGAAGCAATTATGAAAGTAGTTGCAGGTCCACTAAAAGCGTTACTCACTGTTCTTTCTAAATTACCGGGTGTAGGAAAATTTGCTAAAGCCGGGTTAGACATAATGAACAAAGGGCTTGATGGTATTTCTGATTTTGCTGATGGCGCGGCGGCTAAGGCTAAAGATCTTGCAGGTAAATTAGATGCAATGGGCAAAGCCGCAGAAAAAAGCGGTGCTAAAGTTGATAAAGCAACAAAAAATAAAAAAGACAAAGATGACAAAACTAATAAAACAGGCGTACCAGATCAAAAGACTTTAGACAAAATTAAGAAGTATCAAAAAGATGTTCAAGACATTTACAAAGACATGAATGATGTTGCGGCTGAAGCAAATGAAAAGATGCTTGAAGCGGCAGTAGCGCGTGATGAAAAAATTGCAGAAGCAAACGAGCGCTACCAAGAGCGCGTTGCAGATGCCAACAAAGCATTTACAGAAGCAGAAGCAGATGCTAAAGAAGATAACGCAAAGCGTTTAATTGACATTACAAAAGATTACAACAAGAAAACCTTAGAACTTAAAAAAGATTTAGATGCCAAAATTGCAGATCTTGAAGCAAAGGCGGCAGATAAGTCTGCTGATTTGCGCGTTAAGGCTTTGGAAAAACAAGCATCAATTGTTAAGCAATCTATGGACCGTTTGCGTAATGCTTTTGCATCTAAGACCGGGTTCAACCTTGCAGAGTCATTTGCCGCAGGTCCATCTGCTGATAAATTATTAGAAGATCTAAAGAGTAAATTACAAGCCGCTAAAGATCTTCAGGCTAATGCCGCCGCTCTTGCAGGCATGGGATACAGCCAAACCTTTATTGAAGAAGTTGTAAAGAATGGACCAGAGGCAGGCAACAAGATTGCCGCCGCTCTTAAAGCCGCTTCTCCTGAAGCAACCAAACAATTACAGGCTCTTTACGGTCAAGTTGAAAACATTTCAGATAATGGAATGAATGAACTTGCGCAAACTATGAACGCCGGTGGCAAGTTAGCCACAGATGAATTGCGTGAAGCGTATTCACAGGTAGCGGTAGATCTTAAAAACTCACTGGCAGAAGTAGATAGCGAACTTAAAACAAGTTTGGCAGAGGCTAACAAGGTTTATGAAGCCGCTATGTCTGAAGCCAAAATTGCCCGTGATGAAAGAGCGGCAGAGTCAGTTGCTCAAATGAATGAGCAAATTGCAAACGCCAAAAAACGCCTTACTGAAGCATTGGCTGATGCTCAAAAAGATCTCAATAAATCTTTGATTGAAGCGCAAGTTGCTTACCAAAAGGCTATTGATGAAATTCAAAAGGCTACTGAAAAGAAGTTGGCTGATCTAAAGGCTAAGTTGGCTGAAGTAGCGGCGGCTATGGCGGCTCTTGGAGCGCAACAAGCGGCTTTAGCGGCTATGCAGAATGCTCCTGTTTATACATTTAGCGGTGGGGGTGGTGGCGGTGGTGGTTCAACTGGTGGTTCTTCTACTACGGTAAATAACAACACCACGGTAAACGCTTTTACAAACGCTACACCTTCTACAATTGCAACCGCCGTAACTAATGCCGCTAAATTTAGCGCACCTGTAACTGTTTATTCTCCTAGCGTTTTGGCTTCTAAAGAAAGCGGTGCTATTGGCGCGGCTTCAATTGCCGCACAAATGAAAGCCGCCGCACCTAAATTAACTTCTGCACAAATTGTTGCCAACCGCCGTCAAGCACAAGGAGGCTACCTATAATGCCTGCTGTAATTGCCAATTATTCTTTTTCATTTAACAATCAAGTTTTTGGTGGCGCAGGCTCGCCTTATCAAATCCTTAGCGTTGATGGCTTAGAGGCTTTGCCAGAAATCCGTAATCAAGATGATAACCGTGGTTACGCAGATGGCATGTTTTCAGGGCGTGACTTTTTAGGCGGCAGAGAAATCTCCATGATTATTCAAATCCTTGGATCAACAGGAGCAACCGCACAAGTCAATTACAACACCCTTCAGAGGGCTTTACTGCCCCAACAGAGCGGTACAACCCCGCTTTACTTCATCTTGTCTAACGCCGCAGGTGAGCAGGTCATAAACAGCCGCGTACGCGGTTTGCAGGCAAGCGTGGATCCTAACTACACCTACGGATACATTACGGCGCAAGTAGTCTTTTTCTGCCCTGATCCCCGTTACTATGACTCAAACACGCAAACCGCAACGCTAAATTACACACCGGCTACGGGGCGTACATACAACCGTATTTACAACCTTGTTTACGGTGGCGGTTCTGTTTTAATTACAACAAATGTTGAAAACAACGGTTGGACTGAAACCTATCCAACAATTACTTTGAATGGTCCAATTACAAACCCTGTTTTGGGAAACCAAACAGAAGGCTTTGCTTTGAACTTCAATTGTGCCTTGTCTAGCGCAGACACTCTTGTAATTGATTTATACAATAAACTTATTACATTGAATGGAAATCCTGCGCGTAACCTGTTAATTTCAGGTCAATGGTTTTCTGCTCAACCCGGCACTAATCTTTTCTACCTTACAGGTAACGCAGGTAGTACCCTTGTGGGTGTTACCGGCGCAACTGTTACATGGCAATCAGCGTACATTTAGGAGAATAAATGGCAGTCAGAACACCCCCTAGTTGGTTACAAAACGGTTCCCACCCTGCGGAAAATGATCGTTTAACCACACAGGCTCTTTGGGCTACCACAGGTATTATTAAAGATACTTCTTTAGCAGTTACACAAAATACGCCACCCGGTATGTCTATTGTTGTTGCATCTGGTTGGGCGGCAATTGTTGGAACAACCCAAGCAAACATGGGTACTTATGTTGGTTACAATGACGCATCAACAGTTCTTACAGTAACAACAGCAAACCCAACAAATCCCCGCATTGATCGGGTTTGCATGACTGTTCAAGATGCTTATTACACAGGATCACTTAATGATGTAATTCTTCAAGTTGTTGCAGGTACTCCTGCCGGATCTCCTGTTGCACCAGCGACACCTGCAAACTCAATTTCTCTTGCAACCATAGCCGTAGCCGCAGGCGCAACATCTATCACAACTGCAAACATTACAGACACACGCGTTGCAGTTACAACAAACATTCCTGAAGCCGGTGACATTACTGCTGTAACCGCAGGAACAGGTTTAAGCGGTGGTGGAACAACCGGATCTGTAACCCTTTCAATTAACACAGCAGTTACAGCAGATCTTACAACTGCTCAAACACTTACAAATAAAACACTTACATCACCGTTAATCAATGTAGGAATTAACGCACAAACAGG